ATCAGCCGCCGGGCTGTAACCCCCTGTGGGGCCTAGACTTAGCCACTGACGACATAGTGTCAGTCTTTTTTCGATAAAATCATCTATTTTCCCCATTTTTCGATACAGACCCCCATTTGAGGGGCATTTTATGCTATGATCCATGCATATGAGCAACGGAATTGCACTACCGAACAAACCCCGAACAGCCGTCAAGGACATCCTTGCACGGTGTATGGCCACTGAAGACATTACTGTCCAACATAGTGCGAATGCCGAAACTGCGGCATTCGACACTGAATCTCGTACTCTGATTCTTCCTGTATGGGAAGACATGGATAACTCGGTTTACGACATGCTCGTCGGCCACGAAGTCTCTCATGCCCTCCATACTCCAATGGAAGGTTGGCAGGACTTCATCGGTGACGGACCTGGTGCCCGTATGCGTCACATGTTCGTCAATGTGGTCGAAGACGCCCGCATCGAACGAATGATTAAAGACAAATTCCCTGGCCTTCGTCGGGACTTTGCTTCTGCTTACAAGAACCTCCACGACCGTGATTTGTTTGAAATCGCAGGTCGTACTCTTGACACAAATCTTCCTCTTATCGACCGACTCAATCTCCACTTCAAATTGGGATTGTTCGGTTTGGTTCAAATTCCCTTCACTGCTGACGAACAGCAGTATGTGACTCGCATGGGTGAAACGACGACCTTTGAAGAGGTCATCGAACTCGCCCGTGAACTTTACGAGATGCAAGTGGAAGAGGATGAGCAAAACCAACCTGAACAGCAACCGCAAGAAGGCGGTTCTGAGTCTGGTGCGGGTGAATCATCCGATGACGAATCTGGTGAAGACGAGTCTGCTCCATCATCCACCGGCGACGGTGAAGAGGGTGAAAATGATGGCCAAGGTGCTTCAGGTGCCGAGGATGACGAATCTGGTGAAGATTCTGGTGCCAGCATGACTGATGACACCGACGACGGTGAATCTGCTGAATCGACTGAAGGTGAAATGGGTACTGGCGAGAACGCAAGTGACCTTTCCTATGACGATTACCAAGCAAATCAGGATGCTGCCGGTTCGACTCAAAACGCATTCGAGCGTGGTGTTCAAGAGATGCGAGACAGCAATTCTGGCGAATACATCTACAATACTCTTCCTACGATGAATCTCGACGAATGCGTTTGTGACTTCAAGACCATCGAGGAACTTTGGAACGAGATTTCACTCGACGAACGACAGACTGTTGCCCGTCAGGAAATTCTCAACGAATTGACCACTTACATGAACTCAATCAAGGGTATCGTGGGTGGAATGGTTCAACAGTTTCAGATGAAGCAAGCAGCCGATGCTGATAAACGAACATCATTCGCCAAGACTGGTGTTCTGAATACCAATACCATGATTAACTACCGTTGGAGTGAAGACATCTTTCTGAAGAATGAAGTCCACACCGATGCGAAGAATCACGGTATGGTGATTTACCTTGACTGGAGTGGTTCAATGGCTGGTATTCTGAAGGATACCGTCGAGCAACTTCTGGTACTCGTCGAATTCTGCCGTAAGGTTGGAATTCCTTACGAAGTCTATGCTTTCTCAAGCAATCGATACTATCCTCAGAACTTGGAACGATACAGTGAAGATTGGGATAAGTACTACAATGACCGTCCTTCGCAGTACACTTCTGACTGTGACACCGATGCCACTCCTCATGACTTCCAACTGTACAACTTCCTGTCCAGTCGAATGAACAAGAGGGAATTCGCCACTGCGTTGAATAACTTCTGGGTACTGACCGCAAGTCAGTCCTACCACTGGTCAAGTCAATGTCCTCGATGCCTCTCACTCGGTTGCACGCCTCTGAACGAAGCAATCGTCAGTGCGATGCAACAGGTTCCTGAGTTCCAACGCCAGAACGGTATTCAAATCGTCAATACAGTCTTCCTGACTGACGGTGAGGGACACGGACTCGTTCGTGAAGCATGGCGTCGAGGTGACGGTAAGACCTTCATCGTCGATAAGAAGTCCAAGAAGCAGTACGAAGTCGGCCTCAACAGTCTGTGCAGCCGTGGACAGACTGACGCCCTTCTGAACATGCTTCGAGACCGCACTGGTACGAACCTCGTCGGTGTCCGTCTTCACGACTCCAAGCACATCAACTTCATGAAGTACCATGTCGAGGATACTGAGTTCACCGCACTGAACAAGCAGTACAAGAAGGACAACTTCATCACTCTTGAGAGTGCATACGACGAGTACTTCCTCGTCAAGGGCAACCTCAAGGTTGAGACTGATGCTCTTGAGAACCTCGACGATGACGCCTCCTATGCGAAGATTAAGAACGCATTCATCAAGGGTGGTTCACGCAAGAAGGCCAGTCGAGTCATCGCAAACCGAATGGTGAACATCTTCGCCGCATGATAAATTAAAAAAACAGTGGGTATACTACCGAGAGGTTGAACCACTTCACTTTTCCCCGACGCCACAGTAAGGTTAACATCGTCGGGGTTTTTTAATATTCACTCCCGCCATCTGAGGATATCCTGTATACATATAGGGAGGTGTTTATGTACAGACTGGTAGAAGTAATATGGGTGGATGCTGAAGAGTATGGTGAAGTTGGCTGGAATGACCTCAAAGCCATGAAACGATACGCAAAGAAACCGTGTCCAGTGATGCGCTCGGTGGGATATGTCCTGCATCAAGACGACCAACACATCAGTCTGGCAAGTACCGTTGGAGACAAGGAGTGTAGCACGGTTGAGAAAGTGCCATGCCAATTCATACAGAGTATTACAGATTTGATCCACCAGGGCGATCCCCCGGATCAACCTGGTACCAGGAAAACTAAAAAGGAATAGATTATGCCAAATTATGATTACAAATGTGCCTCATGTGAGCATCTCTGGGAGGACTTCCAGAGTTACGACGACAGAGAGAAGCCGTGTGGTGAACCCTGTCCTGAGTGTGGTGCGAAGGAAGTGCAGAAGGTCATCGGTGGGTTCCCCGGTCTGGCAGCAGACTCCACACTCACTCCCGACAAGAAGACTGGTGGCCAATGGAGTGAGATGATGGACAAGGTGAAGTCAGGTATTCCCAAGAAATACCACAAAGGATTAGATAAGTCAACCAATATGAATGGTAAGAGATGGTACGGTTAATTCCCTCCGAAATAACACACAACACCCCCATTTTGGCACATATTTAAATCATTTCCACTTTCCCCCACAACACCCCACAATGACACACAAAAACCCCACTGGCATTTACTCCAATGGGGTTTTATAGTGTACAATATAACTCTGTTTTACTTGTATTTGATTAACTCATTTAATCTCTTACAAATGCTTTTCATCATCTTACTCTTACATCCAAGTACCCTACAAACCGTATCACCGAATCCTTTACTTCGGAAGTGGTCTCTACGGTAATGTCCGTGTTCCTTGTTCACTTTCGTCTTGGTCTTGAATCAGTCGCAGAAGTATTTTTGTTTCTCATACCTCTATTCTTTCTTCCTTCTTTTACTCTCTTATTCAATGCATCAAGCATTTCTTTACCCTCTTCAGGTGTCATCTTACCTTCGTCTACGGCTTTCTTGATTCTTCTCTTTGCTTCTGCAATTCTCTTTCCAAGTGCATCACCGTGATTCAGTTTCTTTTCTACTTGTTTATGTGTGGTCTTTCCCTTTACTCTCGCATTGGGATTGAATCGTGGTCCTTTTGACACACATCCTACTACCATCATCGTTGCAATCAATACCATTAAATATTTCATTGTGTTTCTCCTTTTGTTATACTATGTATACCACATTTACATCTATCCTGATTCACTACCACCACCACTTTCAAGTGGGTTATGCCATGTACCACACTCTGGCCAAGGACATCCGGCGCGAGGGGCACAGTCACGGTTTCGATACCAAGTACCACCTAGATAGTCGCAAACCCAGTAAGGAACCTTTTGACATTTTGAAACTAACTGGTCAATGCTATCGGCCTCGAAACTACGGCCGCATAACTCAGGAAGACAACATGCACCATACTCAATAACAGGATCCGGTTGGCGGCAAGTCTCACTGCACACAGTACCAGGTCCCTGCCATTCCCCTATGTGGTCATTTCTATCTTGAAATGGATTCGGCCCCTGAGGTCGCGGACCCACGCATCTTTTCCACTTGACATTATCGACGCATGTGTACGGGACTTCGCGCCTATCACAACACGCTCCCAAGTCAACACAATGGCCGTCCCCGCAAGTCCTTTGTTCATTCCAGACTCCACATTTACGCCCAGGTAGATCCGGCAGTCCGGGGGCACGCACGGCATCACATTGTTGTTCCGTCGTCATCTCGCATCGGAATGGTGTGTTCTCACTCCAATCATTTTCAACTTCTTCCGTACAAAGCATGTTTATACAACACCCGCCTCGCGGAATAGTCAAGTCAGGTTGTACTGCATCTGGGTCTGACAATCTTGTTGAACCAGAGACATCTTCCATGTCCCTCGGTCTACGAGAGTACCTACGAATGTGCGAAGTGGGATTCTTGTGTCCACTATTCTTCTTGTGAATATATTCTTCCCAGTCGCGACTTGTTGCCATTATTTACTCTTTCGTCGTTTCCATGCGGCGACGAGTTCCCTTGCACTCGCTGCACCTCGTCGTTTGAGTGATACTTTCTTCTCTCGTTGTTGTCTCATCATGTCCGCTGCAAATGCATACGGGTCTTTGTGTTTCTTTATAGTGGTAGACAGTGAATCGACAATGTATTGTTTGAATGGTTTCATGTTTTTCTGTCCACCCTTACTTGTTTGTTTGCCCGTTTGATGACAGTTTTCATGTCTTGATTTTTCATTTCAATTGGCATCGGAGGGTCACCTGTAACCCACTCACCATCATCTTTCTCAGGGTCTATTTGCACTGGATAGAATGGAAGTTTATATGGCCAGGTCTCTGAAATGTATTGTTTGAATGATTTCATCTGGCATCTCCGTGTGGTCATAGTATGTATGATTATCGTAGAATACACAATCTTATACATAGTATGAATTCAAACCCTGTTTAATTAAACATAAGGAACAAAAACTATGGATATGTCAGCATTTAGAAAGCATTTAGAAAATGTTCACGACCAACTCAATCACCCACAGGCATCTGCCATGTATGAAGAGTTAAAGACTGAATCACCACAAAGTCTTGAATCAGCCATTCGTGGTGTATCAAACCTCAACGAAGCAAGAATCCAAGATGCGGGTGAACATAAGGTCAACTTCAAGTCAACCCAGAAGAAGGCCCCCGGCGGGAAACGCGGGATGTATTCCACATCGATTATGAAAAAAGAAGATGCGGCCGCAGCCGCTGCCGTTGGTGGTAAGAAGAAGAAAATCTCAGAGGATGCCCTCGGTGAATATCTAAACGATTACTTTGGTGGTACAATCTCTGAAGATACATCAGACGATGACATCATGGAAGCAATCACAAACTTGTTTGAGATGGAAGCAATCGTCGTTGAGTTTCTTGAAAACGAAAATGCAGATGAAGCAATCACTGAAGCAGTTAATGTATATCTTGACCACTACTTTGGTGGTGAACTAACTGAAGATACATCAGAAGAAGAACTCTCTGAAGCAATCGCAGATTTACTTTCAATTGCTGAACAGGCAAGAATAGCACTTGACTGAATAACAACTAAATAAACAAGAAAAGACACAACTTCGGTTGTGTCTTTTTTTTATAAATACTTTTAACTGGGGAAGTAAATGACCATAGACTGGGTAGATATTGCCATCACAATCCTAACCACAGGACTCTTTGCACTCATTGGGTTCGTGTGGAGGTTTTCGCACAAAGTCACGAAGATGGAAAACGACTTAGACAATAACATCAGAAGAATACAACGAATGGAAAAAGACCACGACAAGGTTATGGATAGGATGTATTCTATTGCAAAATCAAGAAGTGAGTTTCTAACAAGAGAGTCATATAGAGAAGATAGTAGAGAAATACAAGACGCACTCAAACGATTGCACAAGGAGGAAACATGAAAAAGGAATCACTAGAGGGATGTCCTCGTTGCAGTGATTATGATAAAGTTAAAGATGAACTAGAGAGCAATAAACGAAAGTCCCAAGACGAACAGAAGAATGCTCTGAAGCGATGCGAAGATAGCAAAGCAAAACTACAGAAGAAACTACTCACCGTTGGTGCTGCCGCAGTAGTCGGTGGAACTATACTCGGTAAAGATTTCGTCGATAAGATTGCAGAATACATTGAGAGTTTCAATAGTGTGAAGGATGGTGCAACCAAACTGATAACCAAAGCAGATATACCTACACCACCGAACCCACCAGAGAAGAATGATGATGACACGGAAGACATTGACGATTACTTCTCACTCACACTTGCACCAAGAAAGGTAGATATGTCTATATGGCCTGCGGGAATGATGACAAGTCACAGCAAAGAACTGGATAGAATAATGAGTGGTTATGATAGTATGTCAATCATAGACATCATCGCAGAATCTCAATTAAATGCCAATTATGATTATATTGATGACGATGTAATGAATCCTCCGCCTCTATCCGTGTATGACTTGACAACATTTAATGTACCATTCGATGTACCATTCACGATGGATACAGTGAGTGATTACACACCGATGGACCCACCTGCATACTATGGTTTCGCAGTACCAGAGTCAAGTACCATCAGTTTATTAGCATTTCCTTTGGCTTTTAGTAGCACTAGAAGGCGATGAGATTATAAATAATTGTAGTGAAAAGAACAAACCACAACACATACCGAAACGATAAGAAACGACGACGCCTTAAATGGCAGCGTCGTTTTTTAAATTCCAATAAAAGTTTTAATGGCAATCGAGCGGATAGACAGTGCGACAGTCGTTACTCTATCCATGCACGGTGCAGGCATATCTAGTCTGCACTAAGGAACTTCGCTACCTTTCGATCGTCATTTCATAGTGGACAACCCTCCGATTGCAGTCGGAGGGTTGTCTTTATTTATAACTTTTGGCTATTTAATTCAGGACAATTCGTAAGCAGTACAATTTGTCAATGTACCACCAGTTTTGTATAGTGTGCATGGAATGATGATTGGGTTATGGTTCTGTACGGCCTTAATTACAACCTCATTAGTTCCATTTACATTGTCATATAAAACAATATCTGCTTCGGTTGCACCGACTCCATCATTGACTATCATCACACCTTTGTTTCTAGGTACAGTTGCTCTGGTATTCGTCGCAATTGGGGATGCTGTCTTATATTGTGCCATTTGAATCTCCTTGATTAGTAGTGTCGTAATATATATGCTTTTTGGGAATCTTAAAGGCATACATATAAAGATTAATCAGGAGGTCGATATGCAAGAGCAACAGGGAAGTCTAATGCCACAATTAAGTGGGTTGCCAGGTCCACGACCCTTTAAAAAAGGAAAAACTAAAATGGAAAATCAGACTCACAGTCACGATTCGCACGATGATGGGAAACCAGATATGTCTAAACCAACAGATGCCACTGTTGATGATATTGTATCACGCACAGCAGAAGCACTTGCCGCAGGTAAAGCATTCGGTGGTTGGACTGATTCTGTAGAAGAGGCCGCCACTATCTCTAAACTGACTATCCCAGTGAAACTTGGTAAAGGGCGACCTGCTTATAAAGAAAAGGTAAGTCGTGATGACGCGAAGGCCGCTGCTGATATGTTTGATAGACTTCGTGGTAAGAAGAAACCTGTTAAAGAGAATAACATCTCTAAACAAATGGCAAGAGTCAGAGCAATTGCAAAGAATCAAGCAAAGAAGGCAGCGAAGGATGCACCTCTCGTCAAGATTGGTCCTGATTCATCTCGCCCTACACATCAACAACAATACACCAAGAACATTCGTCCATCTGATATTAAAAAAAAAGTAAGTGAGGAAGCACAACAGATAGATGAGATTGCACCCCTGGTGGCTGGAGTCGCGAGAAAGGCCGCGGGTGGTCTTGTGAAGCACGCCGCGGGTACAGCACTCGGTAAAGTGTTCAGGAAGAGCAAGAATCCCGGTGAAGAGGGGACGGCACCGAATGCATGAACAAAGACAACAACTAGATGAGTGGATACCGGCCGCGCTTGCGGCCTTGAGAACGGCCGGTGGTTGGTTAATGAAAAGTAGAGGTGCCGCTGCCGCAAAAAAGGCAGGAAAATGGGCAATAGGTGGTTCAAAGAGTGCTAGAGTGACCCGAGGGGTCGCTAATGTTGCAGGGATAGCAAGCATGATGGGTGGTGGTGGAGCAGGTGGTGCCGGTGGTGATGGTGGTGGTGATGATAATGAAGGTGGTAAGTTTGACCCTGGCGCCTACAGAGATGCGGCCGCAGGTGGAAGTAAGAAGCAGGGCTCACTACTAGATCCTAGAACTGTTGGATACGATGCCGATGGTGAGGATGGTGGTGATGGAAAACCAGGGACCGGAGCGGCAAGGCCTGACCAAATGGGAGCATATGGAAGATCAAACAGGGAGAAAAAATTTATGAAAACTCAATCAGAATCATGGCTTTCAAAAATAGCAAGTGTTGCGAAGGGAGTAGGAGGGAAGGCGGTCGGAGCCGCTACGGGTAAGTACGGTCGTGGTGTTCAAGCAGCGACAATTGGAGGAGCAGTTGCAGGGACTGGTGCCTTACTTGCCAAGAGAGCAAGAAGAAGAAAATCCGCATCTCAACAAATGTATGGTGGTAGTGCCAATCCAAATCCATATGCGAAAAGAACTATTACTTCAAGACTTGGCTTCGGAACTGCATCCGAAAGTGTGGATGAAGGTATTATTGGTACAGCATTAAAAGGTGCCGCGGTAGGAGCCGCTGGTTATGGTGCATATAAAGGCATAAAGGCACTAAGAAATCCTGAAACCAGAGCAAAGATTGGTAGAGCGGCCCGTAGTGCTGGTGGCGTCATTGCAAAACATTGGGCGGCAGCGAAATCAGGGGGTAATTCATCGTCCTCTGGCAGCGAAAGTCCCATGCGAAAAAAGGTGGTAAATACTGCCGGTAGAGTTGGTTCTGCACTGGCAAGACAATAAACTCACCTACATAGTAGGTAGAATTTACTTGATAATTTAATACAATGGAGTTATACTATGAATATGCAGAAAAAGTTTACACATATAGAATCACCAGTTGAACTGGCGGAGTTTAGAAGTTTCACCGATTCGTCTGGAACTAGGTTCTATGATTCGCCAGGTGGTAAGTATCCCAGTGTCACAACAGTGACTGGCTTTGAAAAGAAGGCATTCTTTGCAGAGTGGCGGAGAAAGAATCCAAAAGAATCTAAGCGTGTGTTGAGTCGTGGTAACAACCTACATCAACTCATCGAAGACTATCTGAACAATAAAGATATCGACCTGATGTCACAATCTCCTACGGTTGCATCGTTGTTCATGCAGATGAAAGATACTCTGGACAATATCGACAACATCTATGCTCTTGAAGTGCCACTGTGGAGTAATACCATGTGTTTGGCTGGTAGGGTAGATTGTGTTGCGGAGTATAATGGTAAGTTAAGTATCATTGACTTTAAAGGCAGTACGCACCAAAAGAGAGAAGCAGATATTGAAAACTATTTCCTTCAGGGTACTGCGTATGCAATCATGTGGCACGAAAGAACAAAAACACCAATCGATGAGTTCAACATCATAGTTGCATCAGAGAATGGTATGCCTTGCGAAGTCTTCACAGGTAATCCCGTGAAGTATGTGCCAAAACTATATCGAACAATTAAAAACTATCACACCGCAAATCCTGCACTCCTAGTGTAAGAAAAAGATAAATACTTGTATGATGAAATCGTTCAAGGAATATATCTCGGAAGCCGCAAAGAATGTCCACATGACACATGTTGAGGACTTGGTGTTCGAGGGCAGTGCAAGAGCAGAAGAGGCAGTCTCGTTCCTCGAAGAGATTGCAAAGATGCTCGATGGTAACAGCAAGTCGAGAACGAACGCAACAGTCAAGTGGGACGGGGCACCTGCGATTGTATGTGGTAAGGACCCAGAGAATGGCAAGTTCTTCGTTGGTTCTAAGAGTGTATTCAACAAGACACCAAAGATTAACTACACCATTGGCGACATCCGAAAGAACCATAAAGGTGGAGTTGCAGATAAACTTGCGATCGCATTGAAGTATCTAAAGAAACTTAATTTTCAAGGAATACTTCAGGGTGACATGATGTTTGGACCTGGTGATATCAAGACAAAACAAATTGATGGTGTTTCACACTACACCTTTACACCAAACACAATTACATATGCAATACCAGTTGACTCTGATGAAGGTAGAAGAATAAAAAGAGCAAAAATGGGAATTGTATTTCATACAACATACAAAGGCAATAGTATGTCTGACCTATCTGCATCGTTTGGTGCGAAGGTGGGCAGACTCAAAAACAATAACGCAGTATGGGTTGATGATGCTGACTTCAAAGATGTAAGTGGTACAGCAACCTTAACAAAAACCGAATCGAGTTCACTCTCTTCAATATTAACTACAGCAAAAGGTCAATTGAAATCAGCAAAATCGTTTTTAGATGAAATTGCAACGAACAAAAAAGTAATTGACAATGTAAACATTTATGCCAACTCTAAAGTAAGACAAGGTTCAACAACTCTCTCGACTCAGGAATTCATAACATTCATGAATGACAAAATACAGAAAGAGATTGATGGACTCAAATCGGACGAGGCAAAAAAGAGAAGAGAATCAGCAAGGGATGAGATGGTAAAATATCTAAACGCCAAAAATAAAGAACTGGATTCAGTCTTCTCCTTACATGCCTCACTCACCGATGCAAAGATAATTCTGGTGAGAAAACTGGAGTCAGTTAAATCGATTGGAACATTCATTCAAACAGGAGATGGTTTCAAGGTAACTGCACCAGAGGGGTTCGTTGGTATTGATAAATATACTAGTAATGCAGTGAAACTTGTTGACCGTTTGGAATTTAGTAAAGCAAACTTCACTGTACCAAAAAATTGGGCGTGAAGATTTGAATGACTGACAATACTATACCGAAAATAATACATCAAATATGGTTGGGTGGACAAATCATACCCAAGCAAATTGTGAATTGCATGAAGAGTTGCCGAGAAAAACATCCAGAGTGGCAGTATATTCTATGGACTGAAGAAAATCTTCCAACTATAGTTAACTTCAGACAAGAATGGGATTTAGACCAAAACTATGCACGGCAGAGCGACCTGTTGAGATTACAAGTGTTATATGATTACGGTGGAGTTTATTTGGATACTGATATGGAATGTATAAAACCCATAGATGAACTAATGGAAGGACATACAATGGTAATGGCTACTGAATGCAGTCATATAAAAGATGATGAAGTATTCGACCCAGACAACTGTGACAATGCACACATAAACAATGCAGTCATAGCATCCACCCCCAACAATCAAGTAATAAAAGAAATAATAACAACAATAAAACAAAGATATAGAAGTGGGCGAGTAAATACCACAGGCGGGCCGAAGAGTTATGTTGCTAAACTATCAGGTCCTGTGATATATAACTCTATGCGTCTTAGAAAAGACAAAAGAGTGAAAATGTATCCAAATACATACTTTTATCCAATACACTACTCTAACAGGTTGCCGATGGAGCAATGGAATATACCAACAAACCCTAAAACATTGGATAACAATACTCACATGATACATCATTTCGCTGCATCATGGTATAACCAAAAATAGGAGAGAAAGACATGAATAAAGAACAAGTGAACCAAAGAAACAGCCGTACATGGGTTAAAATGAATGAAGATAGCAAAAAACATATATGGCAAAGCAAATTTGTTGAAGAACATGGTGGAGAATTTGTAAAAAATGGTAGGTTCTGGGAATGGCAAACTATACATAGTAGTGTAACCGATGAGGTGATTGAACAGACGCCGATGTATGAGTTTAAGGATAGTGAGGGTAAAACCTATTTAGTAGATAATCTAATGAAGTTTTGCCGGGACAACGACTTAAACAAATCAGCCATCTATAAAGTGATGGGAGGCGAAAGGAATCACCACAAGGGTTTTACTTGTAGGAAGGTTTATCAATAATTAAAAGGAGCAAGCCATGGAAGTTATTCACTCAGCACTAGGAACAGTATTTTACACAGTAGTTGTATTTGTTGCGGGAGCCTTAATAGGAACACCCCTCTGGAACTGGGTTAAGACCAAACTTCCGTGGAGTAACTAAAAGATAAACCCCACCGACTTTCAGTTTTTAAGAGAGGAGGTGGTCCAGATACAACTGAACCTACGGATGAAAGTCGGTGGGGTTAAAATATACAAAACTGGAGAGTGTATCTTGTATGTATACTCTCCAGTTTTTTTATACATATAGAGATGCATTTAGGAGCCTTTTCATGAAGAAAATTGTGTTTACATTTGGTAGATTCAACCCACCCACAACTGGGCATCAACTTCTGGCAAACAAAGTGAAAGACATTGCACAGAAGAGGGCTGCTGACTATAAGATATTTGGCAGTAGCAGTCAGGATGCGAAGAGAAATCCCCTCTCGCCAACAGACAAATTCAGATTCATGAAGAAGATTCTAAAGGGATTCAATGTCGCAGTAGACAGAAAAAATAAGACGCCATTTCAAGTCCTTCAACAGTTGAGTGATGATGGTTACGAAGATGTAACAATGGTAGTGGGTTCTGACCGAGTGGAAGAGTTCAAGAAGAACATGTCACGGTATATTGGCAAGAAGGGATACGAAAACATTTCAAAGTTCAATGTCGTTTCTGCTGGGGATAGAGACCCTGATGCAGAGGGCGTCACTGGTATGTCTGCATCCAAGATGAGAGCAGCCGCTTCAGAAGGTAACTTCGATGCGTTCCGATTAGGTATGCCAAGCCATGTATCCGAAAGAGATGCAATGGGATTGTTCAAAGCAATACGAAAAGGTATGGGAATCAGAGGTAAGATTTCTGAGTCTACCAGTTGGTTTGACTACGAAGAGTTCTCAGAGTTTGTAAACAACATGGAAGAACCACAAGAGTTGAATGAGGCACTCACACTTTCAGGAAGAAGAAAACTCTCGATGCGTATGAAGAAGACTGCAAAGAAACGCGCGAGAGTCAGAAAGATGAGAGAGAAGAGAAGAAAGACAAAGACTCAACTCGTCGCAAAAGCAACAAAGACAGCAATCAAAAAGATTCGTGCGAGATTTCATAAGGGTAGAGCATGGAACGATGTGTCCTACATGGAACGCATACGAATCGGTGAGAAGATGAAGAAAAAGAAAAAAGCAATCCAGAGAGTATCTAAACGACTTATTCCTGCAATGCATAAAGCAGAGAAGGAAAGACTACAAAAGGTTAAGAATCGCATGACTAGTAAAGAACCTGCAAAAGCAATCGCACCAACTAACGAACACATTGATATGATGTTTGAAGAATACATCGAAGAGGTTGCACCGAAGTATCAACGAGCAATGAGAACGGCAGGAATTAGTTCTGCGGGAACGAAGGTGAATAGAGAAAAGCAAAAAGCACAGGACAGAGGACAGGATGCCAAGAAGGTAGATGCGGCGAGAAAAAGAGGGGAAAGAGCAAACGGTCAAACTGATAATCGTTCTGACAAACAGAAAAAGTTTCCCAACCTACAAGCAAACGACCCTGTAGAAATACAAAGAGGAGACCAAATTGAAATTGTCTTGTTCAAAGATGCTAAAATAGATCAAATTAAATCATCAAGGCCAGTAAAAGCAGGACAAGCAAAATCAATTTCAAAGAAGCCAGGATTTGTGTGCGGGCCGACATCGCAGGCCTTGGGTGTCGATTGTGAAAAAATTACACAAGGACGACAGGGCGGTGCAGGTGAACAAGAATTAAAAAGGGGAGTCGAACCCACTGAAACTGAAACACCCGAACAGAAAAAAGCAAGAGAGGCAGCAGAAAAAGAACAGGCAAAACTTGATTCATTACAAAGAAAATCTGATGAAAATGATTTGAATAAGAAATTGCGTCAAGATGAAGTAGAAGATGAACAATTGAAAGCAGATATTGCCGCTGTTGAGGCTCAGGATTATGCAAATCCTGTTGGTGAAATTCTTGGTATCAAAACTGCGAAGCCCCCAAAAGATAAAAAAGCAATCACAACAAAAAATGGACAGTTTGAAGATTGGCATGAGGCAGTAACTGTTGAACCCGCGACTGTCGCCGTAGGCAATGGTTGTCATGAGTTAAACTCTCAAGAAGAAATGATGATGTGTCTTGAAAAATCTGGTATATCAAAAGAAGATATTAAAACTCTTGGTGCGAGCCCTACTTTAATACCCGCGGCGATGAGAATGCACGATGTACTTAAAGTCCAGTTCGGTGACGACTATAACGACATGAAGTGGTCTCATACTGGTACGGGCATGGGATCAGTAGAGTTATCAAGTACCTTTGATGATGCAGGTGCATCGAACACCACACCAAAAACCGACTTAATTGCAGAAAATACAAAGACAGGGCAAGTATACCGTATGTCGATGAAGATTGGACCTGGTCAACTAATGTCTGCTCAAGCAGGAGAAGCATTAGGAACAATCCGAGTTGCAATGAACAGAATCAAAGGATGTAAAGGATACGACCGAGAAACAAAAACAGGAACAGATTGTCAAAGAGACTTTGGTGACAACCAAAAACTAATGGACGAAATGCATGAAATTAAAAAGGTAATTGAAGATGTGTTTGTCAAGACAACTTTGGGAGAAGGTACAGGTCCAATTGGTTGGTGGACATCGGGAAGAATAGGTGGTGCTAAACCTAACTGGTGGGATAAAATGCATCCCGATTGGCCTTGGGAAGAAGCAGTAGGAAAAGATCCAAATGAACTGACTGATAGATTTAAAAGTCTATCAGAAAGAGATAGAAAATCAATCCTTGACGCAAAAGAAAAAATGAATGAAGTTCAAGATAGATTGAATGCAGTTTTCAACGAAGGTGAGTTTGGTGAACTTATAAAACAACATGTCATGTATGAAGCGATGACTGGATGTGGTAAATATTGCCCAGACTGTTGTGGGGTTGATATTTGTGATGATTGTGATTCTCCACATATGGCAACACACTTAATTGTTGCAAACAAAGATGGGACAAATGGAGGAATTGAAGAGATTGGAAAACCAGGAAGTGAGTTCATGAAGAAAGCAAGTCCTGCCACCAATACCAGAGTAGACTTTAAAACTACTCAGCCAAAAAGAAGACTAGGCGGTTGGATTTCACAGTTATCTCCAGAAATTTCTGATAAGGTTCTATTACCAACAAGGTCTAAAAAGAGTATGACTGCTATTAAAGATGCTCATAAAAACCAATCAAAGGAATGGGAAGATAGAAAGTTAAACAAAACACAAGATGAAGAACTTAGAAAAGAATTAGGCAAGGCCGGTTTTGAAGTGCCTGAGTATGCATTTGCAGGTATGCCTAAAAGGATGCAGACAAATGCGCTTAACAAGATGTCAATTCCTGGTAAACGGAAAAAAGGAATTGGTAGAGATGCGTTCTTGTCTTTGTCTAAAAGGGAACAGACCAAGATACTAAAGAATAATAATTTGGAGTATGAACAGTTCTTTGGTTCGAGTATTGAACAACAGAAAAAATATCTTAGCAAAGAACACAAGAGAGGAAAGTACACCGCTGCTTCTACATTAAGAATGGGAATGGGAAAACCTGAACTCACATACAAACGACTGGGTGAGAATTACACCATAGGATTATTAACCGAGGATAATGGAATTGATGGTGGTAACTGGGCCGAAGCAATGGAATGGGTAGGAAATGATCCAAGTAGATTAGCAGAGTTTCTAGAATTAGAGCCTGATATCAGTGCAGAACATGAAAATTATGCAGATACATTTAAAGACGAAAATGTAACTGGTCAAAATGAAATACAAATCAATGGTAAGGTTAAAAAGATCCCAATCTTCAAAGACACTGATTATAAAGACTACCAAAAAGATTTTGAAGAACGAGACCTTGACGAATCTTTCCGTATGCTAACTGAACCAGACATTCTTGACCGTTTGGTTACTCAGTTAAAAGATAAGGGAATGGACAATGATAAAGCAAATGCTATTGCTCGTTCTCAACTACAGAAGCACGGTGTTCTCAAGAAAGGCACAGATGACTTGACTGCACACGGTGAGAAGAGAAACGCAATGGGTGCCGCAGGTAGAGCAAAGGACCGTGCAGCGAAGAAGGATGGTAAGTCTCCAAAGGACTACAACTACAATCCAAGAACCAACATTGCAACACAGAAAGAAGATTGCGGTTGCATGAATGAAGATGTTCAACTAGATGAATACGGTGTACACACTCAAAAATCGGGAACCTCACATTCTCCTAGTGGTGGGAAATATGCCATTAAACTTCCTAAGTCGGCAGAGAAACGGTCGGAAAGACAAAAGCAGTTAATAAGAAATGCAATTGCAAATTCTAAGAAAGAATCCGTTGAACTGGATGAAGACAATACCTCCGCAGTTGCAAAGCAAGTCAAGCAAGCAGTCAAGAAGCATGTGACTGGTAAACTAGTTGTTCGTTCAAAGGGTGGTAAGACCAGATTCATTATGGTTCGTGCAGATAAGATTGACAATAAACTTCGTAAGAAGGTTCTTGATGTCGTTGCACCAAACGCAAATGTTCGTGATAAGAACAACATTAGTTATGGTAACATTACTAGCAACATCATCAGTGCAGGTGTTGACCAGTGGGTGAAAGCACTTGGACTGAACGAATCCGTTGAACTGGATGAAGCACGAAGAAAAGATGTGTACGCAGTAGTCAATCGTAAGACTGGCAAAATTGTATCTTCTAAACTTACAAGAGAACTTGCACACAAGCATATGTCGAACGAAAAGGATGAAAAGAATTTCTCAATCATTCTTGACCCAGATGCAAAAATTGGAGACACCAAAAAATACTTTAAGTTCAAAGAGTCAACCACTCATGGTGTCGGTTCATTTGCGAACACCGACATCGAAGAGGGAACATCACTAAGTCTATACCTTCTAGACTTGATGGAAGACACACCAACATATCAACGAACAGACTTCTGTAGATTTACAAATCACTCTCATAAGAATGCCAATCTAACTCTTGAACGAGTTGATGGTAGTCTTCATGCCACAGCAAATAGAGACATCCAAGAGGGAGAAGAGTTGTTCATCGATTACTTCCATGTCCTTGACAACATCGGAACAGATATGAATATCATTGAGGATATTCTAAGATGGACAGACGGTTATGAAAATGTGTTCATTCCAGAAGACACTATGGAATCGTTTGCACATGAACTTGCATTCCTTGTCAGCATCGGTGACTGTCCAGAATTGTCTGAAGATTTTCTTATGATGCTTCCAAAGTATCCACACCAAGAACAAACTCACGACAAAGACTTCTTCGATAAAACATTGGGAAGAGAAAAATGGCAACCAGGCGACCCTCCCAAACCAGTTGGGTTGAACCAAATCAAAGAGGACGAAGATCCAGTCAAGAGAGCAAAGAGACTCAAAGCATATAATGCCAGACCAGAACAGAGAGCAAGGCGAAGTGCAAGGACGAACGAGCGCAACAAAAGAATCCGAAAAGGACAGTTAGCAGTAGGTGATGGAAAGGATATTGACCATAAAGACGGCAATCCCTTAAATAACTCATCATCTAACATAAGCATAACATCAGTTAAATACAATCGTGGGAGAAACAACAATAAAGGAAGAGCCAACGAAGAGCATGGTGCAGGTGAAGAGGGTACGAAAAAACTTCTCAAGAAGTACCTCAAAGACACGCCAAACATGACAATAGATTCTTTGTTCAAGAAAGAGATGGGATAAATGAGTCTGGTAAATTGGTTTGAATTAGGGGTAACTGCTGTTGCAATTTGTGTCGGAGTGGCATTTGGCATACATAAGTTACTGAAAGGGAAAAAAATAATGCTACTTGCTGAAAAAGAAAAACTACAATTTCCTGACTCATGCTTCTGGCAAACACACACCAGAGTGCATGAGACTCTTACTGAATTGAGGGTGAAAACTGACTGTGCAAGGGCACAATTGGTACAATTCCACAACACTGGTAATTTCCTAGACGGTATCTCTATGAAGAAGATGTCACTGACACACGAATCGTTGGAGAAGGGTGTGTCCTCTGAAATGTCTATCAAGAAAGATTTACTTCTCTCCATGTGCATAGATGGATTAACCCTCTTATTGCAAGATGACCCTCAATTGTATATGGTATCGGATATGGAAGATTCGTGGTGCAAACAGTTCATGGAAAACAGCAATGTAGTGGCTTTTTCTTTCCTTCCTCTGAGAAGAAGGGGAATGGTAATTGGATATGTGATGTCCCAATGGTGTAGTTGGACGAAAACCGACTTAATAGAAGAAGAAGAGATGGTTGCAGAGATAGCAGAAGCAAGAAATCTTATAGAAATACAGTTAGAACAAGAAATACCAGGACCAGAAAAACAATAAATAGTAATGTAAACTAACTTTACTGGAGAAAAACATGAAGACTTATAAACAATTACAAGAAAAAATGGACGCCATCATCGAGGGTCAAGAGACTGTTGGTGGTGCATCAAGAAGCGCACACAGTGATTTTGGAGTCCATAGAATCGAACACCCTGAGCAGGTAGGTAGATTAAATGCCTTTCTAAACGCATTTACCCAGATGGAATTTCTAGAACCAAAGTCTGCTATTGCTACCATTAGACATAAATTGAATTTGGCAGGTTTAGATTTTGAATGGAATTCAAAGTCTGAATTCACACCCGAAGAGAATATAAATCTACCCCTAAACAGATGGGGAGGCTCTTTCGGAACTACTCCCACCCATGACCTAAATCAAGGATTCTATAAGGGAGATAACATCGCAGAGTTTAACGATGGTAAAGGACTTTCATTGTCCATTGATGTCTACCAAGAGAACAATGGTTTGTATCAAATGGACGCAAAAATAATTCCCAATAACCAATAGACAATCTTTTTTATTATGAATTTTAAATTATTGGACAAGAACAATTTTATGATGTATGCAATGAAGATGTACACTAATCCTCAGTGCATAGATATGGATGAATTTTACGAGGACTTGAACAGAATCAAGTATATAAAGAGATTGTTGGGTAGATATGATAAGAAAGGTTCCATGAGAGAAAGGTTAGTATTAAATCACATAATAATATTAAGCAATGTGTTTGGTGCAGAAGGATGTTCTAGGATATTATTTTATAAGATAGAAAATAAATTTCATTCATATTTAAAACCGTTCTTACAATATTTAAACCTACTGCCAATTTCCATCCCCGAAGTAAAGTTAGATGACATACCATCAGATCATAAAATAAGCATTATGTTAAAGGAACTAAAATAGTGTTGAAAGAAAACAACTTATACGAAGCAGGTGACATGAGTGATGCAGGTAAAGTAATAAGTGCCTTTACTGTTTTTAAATTCATTAAAATCATATCAGATCCATTTACTAAGATGGAAGCATATAAATTGGGAATCATAGACTCTAAGGGTAAGTTTCTAAAGAAGGTAGATGAACTAGAAACTAAAAAAGAAAGAGATTCAGTAAAGCCTTTTAACAGGTTGATGATTAATCTTAAGAAGGCAATGAATAAGATACCCGACCCAACATTCAAAGCAAAACTTAAAACCCTACCCACTGCAATGATTCTATTAAAGGATGAAGCAGAAAAGGTAGGAGCAGATGGTGATGTAGTTTTGACTGAAGTTAGAAATTATCTTTTTGAAAATGGAGTGGACATAGACACCATAGCAACAAACGAAGATTTTGAAGAACTTCTGCAAGGAGAATAAACATGGCACAAAATAGAGATATACCAGAAGAATTCCTAGAGGGAGATTTTGATTTTGGTTTCACTGCCGCTGATGAAGACGAACTGAACGCACTTGTAGAATTAGATGACCCAACAACACCAGATGAAATTAAAGAAATGCAAGAGAAGTTGGATATGATTCTCCAGATGAATTCAACATGTGACGGTGCGGGACAAGTAAAAGAACAATACGATGAACTACTAAAAGCAAAGATGGAAGAGATAGAGAAATCCACTCTTCCATTGCTATTAAATCTCAAGAAAAATAAACAGAAAGATTATTTGTATTGGCCTGGCGCACAGAGAGAAACACAATGCGAACTCCAAATTCAAAAACTACTTAATGTGACTAGGAGTGTATGATGGGTTGTGGATGCGGAAGAAATAAAAGAAAAAAGCAAAAATCTTCACGGATGCCAAAAACTGATACCATAAAGACTATAAGTGGAATCAAAATTCCAACTGAAATGTCTCCCGACCAGAGAAGAAGTGCTGTTGCAAAAATAAAAAATGGTAGAATAAATAGCACCAGAAAAAAAACTGTGGCAGAGCAGGTGAAGGAACGAAAGTCACGGGAGGGATAAAATGGTTTCAAACCAACCCAAACAATATCAAATTACTGATATAGATGGAAAACCAAAACCAACAACAATTAATCCAGACAACCAAGATGGAAATGGTCGTCTTAATGTTTGTTGTCCCTGCATGGAATGTCTCGATGCCTGTATAAAACAGGAAGAGAGTGGCGGCGAAGGTTCTCCTGTACTTTTACCCGATAATAATACTAATCCTACTGGTGTCTCTAAACCAGATTCAAAACACACGGGGTGTGATTCAACAGCAACAGATTGTGGTAGATGTGACACTGATGGTGATGGTAAACCAAATCCAGTTAGGGTTCGTCCTGGTGGGATGTTCGATAGTGATTGCGATGGAGTTCCAGATTGCTTACCCGGAAGTCCATGCGATAGACATTGCGACTGCGGACCATATCAAATAGACTGGAACGGATATGTTAAAGATGTATGTGATGTCAACATATGTCAATACGATCCTAGTTGTTGTGAAGTGTGCAATCCTGGTTTTGGTAGTGCATTATGTCAACCATGCGGAAACAATGCGGCCTGCTGTGAAGAGAAAGATAGAAGAAGCAAAAAACTAATGGACTGTTGGAGAAGAAGATACACAAGAAACCCCTGTGGTATGGGTCAACTGCCGCCATGCAATTGTCCAGGTGGAGGTTCTAGAGGAGGAAGTGGAACTATACCTCATAATGACAATGGTCACATGTGTTTCACATGTCAAGACTTAGCAAGGATGCACAATGGTGGTCCATGTGGTCACAGGGTGAGCGGCACAACAGATTATTGGAAAAAAATTAGTGGATGTATGAGAGAAAAATGTGGCTTCTCTGCAAATGGTAATAGTGAATCCTGTTCTGACGATTTACTAGATGTGGTCAAGATGATAAGTAATGATAAGTCAGGAATTCCCGTTACGGATTCCGAAAAAAGGCGACAAAAATTATGGGAAAAGCAACGAAACCGCAAGTCTAGTAGATAGGATATATAAATAATCATATGAAGAGATTTAAAGAATTACTACACGATTTACCAGAAGAAATCACCAACTCGATGGGTGGTGGTGGTTTTAGTGTAGGTCAGGCAGCGCAGACTGGAAGTCCTCATATTGCAGGTTATGACCCTGTTATGGGTATGCATAAAAGAAAGAAAAAGAAAGTGCAAGAGAAGTTTGCAGGGTGTCCTGTATTCACTCTCACCAGTGAAGAATACAACAATTGTATGCGTGGTAGAATAAGATACGAGAGATGGAACAAGAAGATGAACATGGAGGATATCAATAACCAAGATATCCGAACATACTGCCACCGCAATCCAGGTCAACCAATTGTAATTAAAGATTCAACTACAGGAATAATGGCTTATCTTATTCCACCATCGAAGAGGTAAAATATGCTTACATCATTTTTAACACCAGAGTTTCTAACTCTGATTGGAAGTAGTCTTACAGGATTCCTGTTCAGATACTTATCAGAAAAAAGAAAAGACCAAAAAGAAATATTCGAGAGAGCAATGGAACGGTCCAAGAGACAGGACGAAAGTGCTAACCTTGCTGTTCAACGAGTAGGTGTAGATGCGGGCAAGATTATACGAAGGATTATTGTTGTTACCATATTGTTCGGTACGATACTTGCACCATTCATTCTTCCGTTCTTCAACATCCCAACAGTGGTGGAAGTAACAGAGAAGAGTGGTTCATTCTTTGGTCTCTTTGGTGGTGACACTAGCATCAAGTTCCAAGAAGTATATGGTTATCTGTTCACTGAAGAGAACAGACAAATTCTATTAACCATTGTAGGATTCTACTTTGGTAATGCGGCTGGAAAGGCTTCGACATGAACAAACTATTTTTGCTTATGCTTTTGTTTCTGACTGGATGTAGTGATGCGATTAAGATTCAACCAACCACTCCAGTAGGAAAAATTCCACAACAAACTATAGAACAAACAACAGAATCTCTGTCCCATAACGGGATGTGGATTACTGTGTGGTTGATTTGTGTTCTTGCGGCTCTTGTGCTTGTGTTCAGGACATTTAAGAAAGAGTCCTAGAAAGTATATGAGTCAAGTACTTTATCATGTAGGTACTTGCAAACATAATAAGAATCTACAATATCTGACACAGGATTATCTACTGTTGATTTATCAGGGGTTATCTCTTCTTTGAGGTCAACTCCTGCATCGTTTCTAAAGAACTTATGCATTGTTGTTTTGTCTGCATTACCTTTACCAGTGGCAAACTTCTTAATGGTGGTAGGAGGAATCACTTCGAGAGGAACACCACTCATGTGAATCTTATACTTCAATACACCAGTGTTCTCTGCAATATGAAATACTTTTCCTTTTGAACCGTAGGAGTATCCTTCAATGGCAATATGGTCACATCCCATAAGTATATCCATTGCCCAGTCCGCGATACTTTTATATCTCTGGTACTCGGTGTTCCAATCTTGAAATCTAGAACCGTGAATGTTCTTCAGAAAGAAGTCTGCATACTTCTTTGTGTCTGTAAGGAAATGAAACTTACATCTTTCAAATGTAAATGCTTCCTTCTCTGTCCCAGTAAAAATACAAATACTTGGGCTTCTCATGCTGTAGTCTATTCCTGCGAGTATCATTAGAACCTCCTACAACTATTTATCTTGATCCTTTTCCATGTGACAGGTTAACAATATCAATGTAATCAATAATAAAAATTCCAATGCTAATTCTGTATTCGTTGTTAACATTATAGTCCTTGTATAAATTTACCTATTAGCAATCCTATAACAAATGAAGCGATACCTACTATCGCACCAGTTGGCGTTGATAATAGATATACCTTATTATGTATCCATTCTTTCCAGTAATCGTTCATTTTTTATCTCCTCTATCCAATCTTTATAATACTCAATGCTCGCGCATCCGTTTTCAAATATCGTTCCTTCATGTACACTGAAGTATGACATTATTCCTATAAGTTTATTCTCTCCTGTCAATACAGCACCACCAGAATCACCAAACCAAATCGATGCCTTGAGTGGGAGCATGACCATGAACTGTGGCGCAGAGATGAGTCTACCGTAATACCAAAAGGTTCTAGGGTTACTGTATCTCTTAATTCCATGGCCATGCCCCACCGTAGTAACAGGCAATCTCTTACGAATCAAATCTGTTTCTGGATTTATCAATTCAACAGGAATCTCATCAGAGTTGTATTCGAGAACTATAATGGCAATATCGTGTTTGTAGTAAATGTATTCTTCGTGTTCAGGATGATATATGACTTCCTCTACACAAATTCTATCACCGTCTGATTCAATCCAAACCAAGTCTTCTCTGCCTTCTGGAACATGTGCGGCAGTTAATACTAAATTTGGTCCAATCAATACTCCTGTACCGATTAGTTTATTGTTTTCTGAAAAGTTAATAGAACCAACAAACTCATATGGGTCAGGCCACAAATTTCCCAACAAGTATGTGAAATGACCTGGAGGTTTGGGTGTTGGTTCTGTAATTTTTTGTTGAGGAACAGTCGTAGTGTGAGTTGCAATGCAACCCGACAAACATAACAAAGTTGCTAAGAAATATGAAATTGTCTTAAGAGCCATTCCGTATAATATGTATAAGAGAAATGGCTAAAAATAAGAAAAAACCTCCGAAAGTTTCAGAGGTTTTCTCAGTGTGAGTAATTGTGGTTTTACTACTATTATTATGCGTTATGTGTGACTCACACGATTCTTTTTCTCATTTCTTTAATACAGGAGGTCCACCCTTCTTGAGTACTTTACCAGTGGCACCATCTCTCATCTCCCATCCAATCTCTCTATTCGTTTTAACCTTTACCATTGGTTTCTTTTTCTTTTGCTTTGTTGGAAATCCTGCTTTTCTCCAATCGTCATATGAATCATATTTATTCATGTCTTCTTTGATTGCTTTCTTTGCTTTCTTTGCTACATCAGGATTACCTACAGGACTTCCGATTGCAGTATCACTACCACCATTGGTAAGTCCACCCGTTCCCCATTTCTTATTATTGATTGCAGGGATACCGACACCAACACCCTTTAGATTTTGTTTTTGTACTTCTTTTGGACATTGGTAGTCTTCGTTTGTTCCATGTGCCTTCTTGTTTTTCTGTCGTTCAGCATCCCATCGGCGGAAGTCCATTGCTTTCTCTCGTTTGTTGCCAGAACGAACACCTTCTTTTTCTTTTCCTTTGGAACGAAGTGCTTTCTGATAACCGAGTGAACCTTCACCTAATCTTTCCTTCGCTTTCACAAGACCTTTTGCTCGTCTGTTTGTGCTTGGTTTGTGTTTCCCGAAGTCCGTGTAAAGGTCTTTTGTTATTTGAGTTCTTGCTTTGGTTGCATAACTTCGGAGGGTGGACTTCTTCAATTCATCCAGTTCAACGGATTCTTTGGTCTGTTTTGGATTTGGTTTACCCTGAATTGTATCTGGCACAATTGCATGTCCTGTACCCAATTTTTTTGGATTGATGTTTCTTCGTTTAAGTTGATTTTGTTTTGCTTTGGTAGGACCTGTACGAAATTCACCACTAATTCTTGGTCTGTAACCCATGTAACCTACTTCATCCAGTTCAACGGATTCTTTTTTGCTAATGTTCGCGAACGGGCGTTTCTTTAGTGCCTTCATCATTCCCATTGCTCTCTTGCCTTTGTGTTTCGCAGAACCATCGTCGAGAGATTTACTTGCCTTTACCAAATAATGAGCAAGTGTCTTATTGCTCAATTCATCCAGTTCAACGGATTCTGAGGTTTGTGAGGCGGTTCTTCCTCTTAACTTATTCCTTAATGCCGTGGCACCCTTGGCCGCAACGGCCGGTGCCGCACTAATAGCGGCATCTTTAGCAATCGCTTTTCCAGTGTTTGATGTTGCAACTTTCTTTACGACACGGCCGGCCGTTGCCGCTGCCGGTCGTGCTACCTTACCAGCGAGTTTCACTGCCGGTCTGGCGAGGGCCACTCCTGCCTTTGCTACTGTTCCCCATATTTCATTTACAATGTCTTCAGCCTCATTCTCACTGGGTTGTTTCTTGTTCTTGGTATCGCCTGAGATTTCCATGTCTCTAGCAGGTATATCTTTGGTACTACCGTCTTCAAATTTAACCCTGTACACCTCGTCATTCTCCGTCTGGCCGTCCGAAGACACTTCTTTTCCAACCAACCCTCTCTTACCATTCACGATTACAGTTTTACCCTTCATGTGGTCTTCATTGAGGTTAATGATAGATTCTAACAGGTTTTGAAATTGCTTAGTTTCCATGAGATTCTCCTATAGTGTATGCTATATGTATAAAAAACAACCCCCTGTCCGAAGACAAGGGGCTGTTGTGAAGTGCCGGTCATCAAGGACCAGTTAAGGACTTACCTTCAATCAGAACTTAATCTGAAGTTGGGTGCGGACGAGATACTCGCCTGAGTCACCAGCATTCCAGCCAGTTTCACCCAAGTCCCACGCACCATTAATGCCATTGAGTGCATAACCGAAATCGGTAGTCCACTTGACATTATCGTTGAACCAGTAGTTTCCACCAACGGTGAATACACTTAGGTTCTCTTCAACACCTTCAATTTCACCATACTCATATGCAACGAAACCCTGTAGGTTATCCATGCACATGTAACCTGCTTGAACTGTTGTGCCCCAGTTGTCACCGGCATCGCCAGTAGTAGCAACATAGGCGGCAGTCAAGTCAAGACCACCAGTCGATACCTTTGTATCAACAGTGTATGTGGTGTAACTTAGGTCTACCAAATCATTCCATGAAACGGCAGCACCAACATTCCACCAGTCAAGAACATCAACAGATGCACGACCAGTGAATGCTTGTCCATTCTGGACACCTGCACCATTTGCAGTATCGAAACCATCGGTGTATGCGACTTTGACATCGAATCTACCGAAATCGTGACCATACTGAACACCTTGCGAACGACCCTGTCCAAACTGATTGGACACGATTGAACGGTCAGTCATGAGTGTGTCTGTCTGTGAGACAAGAACTTCACGCATGAATGGTGACTTGAATTGTCCTACACGGAAACCACTATAGTCTGCGTATGCATCCTTAAGTGTAAATTCTCCGCCTTCGGACCATTGTCCACTTACCTTATAACCCCAGTCGTAAATACTACCTGAGAGGATAAGACGGGCACGGGGAACACTGAAACCATGATTGGCTTCATCTTCACCACCACCGTTATAAGTGTATCGTGATTGCACAAATCCACCCACATTTACTGTGATTGGACTTCCATTACCCTGCATCATTGTGCGGGTATCTGCATCAGCAAGAACATCCTTTACGAGAGAACGAACTTCTTCACTTCGGCGAGTTTCCAACCAAGTTGGTTCTCGCGATGCATCCAATTCAGCAATGCGTGCCTCGGCAACATCGAGTCTTGCTTGAAGGTCTTCGTAAGAAGGTTCATCAGCAAGAGCAAATGATGTCAACACCATTGCGGCCGCGATTGCTCCATAAATTGTCCACTTTTTCTTGTTCATAGGATACCTCCTTGAATCGGAAAAACCGAAGTCAAGTTCCTACTGCACTGGTGGCAGCGTTCCAAAGGGACTGGACAGCATCTGCTACCCAAACAACACCGTTCCATGAGAATGGTAGAAGTGCGAGGGTAATCATAAGACTACGACAAATGCCTACTTTGCGTAGGGTGTTTGTCACCACATCGTTTCCGCATCCCACGACAGGACACTCTTTTGAATTAGCCATAACTTTTCTCCTTGTTTCTAAGTTAAACCCGGCTAGAGGGCTGATGCGTTGTGCATCGTGAGTCAACTCCGACTCGTTTTAATATGTCACTTATATAGTGACTTTGTATTCTCTAAGTGAGAAGTAACCACCCATTATAGTACGATAACGGGTTATGTCAAATAAAAATTAATATTTTTTAGTTAGTTAAATCGACGATTTCACATGCGCCACCACTACAGGCGAGAGTTTGGGAACCCGAAGTGTTATCTTCTTTCTCATAATCTGATAATTTTTCCCAATTCACATCCTTTGGCATCTTTTTGAGAAGTTCCTTATACTCTTGCTTTGTACAATCCTGATAAGGCGCCTGTCTATAATTATGGTCTGAATGTGGTAAGAATGAAACTCCACTTACTTCATCGAAGTGTTTGTAAACCCATGCACCGACTTCCATCCACTCATGTTCTTTCACAGTAACAGTAACACTTGGTTTATGTTCACACCAATGTCGTTGATATAAAAGCCAATGTTCTAATTGTTCGGTTGCTGTCATCTCTGTTCTTACAACACACCCCTTCGGTGCTTGTACTGGGAATGAAAATACCATTGTGTGTTCTGGTTTCATTACATCTGGTTCCGCAGGGAATCCTTCATCAATCATAAACTTACACAACGGGTCTTTGATGTCTGCACGAACTGTACGAATATAATGTTCAGCATGGCGGGCATGAATACCAGAAGAAGCATCTACTAATTGAGAAACTGTACCACTTGGTTTCACGCATGTGATTGCGGCTGATTGGTTGATATTAAATTTCTTGGCGAGTTGTTTGTTAGTTTCAATTGCAACCTCTCTTAGAGATTTAAGAGTGGACTCAAGGATTTCTTTACCTTTTCTACCATTCATTAAATCATTATCCATAATACCTGTGAGAGAAACACCAAGAAGTCTTTCCTCTTCGCAATTGTTTTTCCATTCACTTGAAAGATAACGGAAGTTTGTTAAGGTTGCTTGCCATGTTCCTAGAATAGTGGCAAGTCTTACTTTCTCTTTGAGAGTTTCAACAGTGTCCTCTTTACGAACTACCACTTCAGTAAGATTGCAGAACTCTCTGTCACGAAGAAGAATCTCCGAACATGGATTGCATCCGAAATCATAATTTGGGTCTCGACGGTCTCCAAGTTTTTCAATTGTTTTCTTTGCGGCATCACGGTTGAAGATACCACGCTCACCAGACTTAGACTTGTAGAGTGAAACCCACTCGTCCATGAATGTACCAATCTCTGGTTTTTCTTTATATGCTACTGAGTTGTTCGACAATGCTCTTTGTGGGTTTTCGTGCCACCATTGACCAGTCTTTGCTTCCCGCATTCGTTCGTCTGTGAGAGATGATAACGAGATGAGCGCACTTCTTCGTACCCCCCCGACGACAACAATCTCAGCAATTTTGCAGATGATATCGTGGCATTCAATCGAGGTGAGTTTTCTTCCACTAGCCTTTTTATAGGTATCCACTGTGAACTTGAATAAATCATCCAGTGGTTCTGGTCCTGAACTTCTACCACCGAAAGTTTTAAGTCGTTCCCCCGCAGGCCGTATCTTCGACAAATCCCATTGTGGAACTTGACCACTAATGAGTAGTGATGTGAGTTCTTTGTATGATTTCGCCCAACCCAACTTGCTATCTTGTACCACAATTGTCGTATCACTGTCTTCAAACTCCTCGGCAATCGTTGCCAACTTTCCTAGAAAATCCCTTTCTACACTGAACCCAACACCAGTACCACACATGAGAATGTAAAGAATTTCATCAAACGAACGGACCCTACCTGCACTTACATATGCACAATTATAACCCGCAACATGGTCACGCTTCAATGCTTCGCCCGCGGTCATCAATGCTCTCATTGACGGCATTACCTTCAGTTCAATGGTTGCATTCTGTAACTCTTCTCGTTCTTTTTTCGATACCTTATAACCTTGATTCTCTTCTAGATGTTCTACAAAAAAATCGAAGTAACGAGAAACTGTTTCCTCCCATGTTTCTCGTCTTCCTTTTTCCTCCTGCCATCTAGAATATCTACTTAGATGGATAAAATCTTGAAAGGGTGTTGGTAATGACATTATCACTTCTCCTCATAATAAAGTGTATGTGTTTATTTATATTAGTTTGTAAGTTCAGTCCACGAAACAGGAAACAATGGCTCAATAATTTTTCCTACTGCTTCTGCATATTGTTGAATTTCCCATTGTGCGTGTTCATCAATGCGTTGTTTATAAAATCTTCCATACGCTGCGAGTGAACCTGTCCAATACCATTCCGTGTACATAGATTGCGGAAGAACGAATCTGGCCTGCTCTGGTGCAACATTAGATGCAATCAAGTCCTCATAAGTTGACATTGCACTTTTCATGACATGCTTGTATGATTCATATAAAGGATGTGTTGCAAACCCTCCAGATGTTTCTGCTCCACCATCTCTACATTCCAACACCCCATCACTACCTTGCTTCATTCCTTTACTTGGTCGTTTACGGAATTGTGGATGGTAGAACTCTGGTTCATCATCAACATATCTTCGACTCACTTCATTCTCTACAAACCCCTGCTTATGCTTGAAGAATTGTGTCCGAATAGAAACGGGTGCTTTAATCCTTAGAGTGATTTGTGGATGTGCGAATGGTGTCCAGTGATTGTGCTTTGCAAGATATCGAATAAGTTTTGTGTCCTTCTCAGATAGGGAAGGCATGCCACCGTGGTCGATATCAAAATGACTTTCGTTCGCAAAAGAAACTCTAGCGGCATTTACAACCGTCAAGTCACTGCCCATGTAACTCACTAATTCAATATGTCCCTTGTCTAAAACTTCAACCCTATTCATGTTGCTTTCGCTTTCTTTGTTCTGTCTGGTTCAAACTCTTTACCGTCATTCAATTCTTCTTTGTAGTATTTGAACAGTAAATCCCAATCCTCTATGTACTTTGGTCTTCCCCACATCCAACCGTACTGCAATAAACTTTCAAATGTTTTTTTGATATCTTTCTTATTCATATCTTTCTCCATTCACGAAATCTAAGTTTTGCTTCCAGTCCGTTGAAAGTATTTTCATCAATCATCTTCTGAATCTTACGAGTTGACATTCTATATGCCATATCGTTCACATCTTTTTCTGCTACATTGTCTGGCCAGATACAAACATCTCTTCCTAACTCAATAAGTTTTTCAATGTATGCACAAATCTGCCTGTTGCGTGGTTCGTTATCGAGAATGTAAGTCATCTCTGAATTTTCAAACCGAAGTGGAACTTCTTTCAACGCACCTGCACCAACCATTGCTGTCGCATTCTGCAAGAACAAAGAATCAATTGGTCCTTCAACAACATAGACTCTCTTCTTCGGGTCCACTCTCCAAAGACCATACCAAAGTCTATCAATACTCTTGTCACCTTTAATAGTAATGTACTTGACAGTCTCTCTTGCTTTCACTTCATCAGCCATATTTAATGCACGACCTTGACATGCGACAACATCACCACGACTGTTAAAGAATGGAATTACCAGTCTTTCCTCCTTGCCGTATAATGTGTTATCTTCGTCCAAGTGTCCTGCAAATGATGTGAAATCTTCTGTATAATACAACAACTTAAAATGTTGTTTTGGAATCATTCTCATGTTGGCAAACTGAACTGCAACATGGTCTTCTGGTAATTCTGTGAGACAAGTCAACTCATCGAGGAGTTTATCTTTCTTCTTAAATTTTGGTGCTGAGTCTTTGAATCGAAACAAGTCTTCTTCCTTTGGCTTTTTATAATTTGACTTACCGTTCTCACCGTTTCGATATCTTTCCAAAGAATATTCTTTACATAACGAAGGTGATACATCCTTTAAGAAATTATATAGGTTGAGTCCGACTCCACAGTTGTGACATTTATAGAAAAAATCATTACCTTTTTGATAAAAAAATCCTCTGGCTTTGTTTCGGTTCTTTGTAGAATCTCCACATATAGGACACCTACAATTTGCAAGGTTATCTTTCTTCCATGTAAACTTCTCCAACCGAGGAGAAACCATATTTATAAATTTCTTATCGATATAGGTACTCATTAGATATTCCAACTCGTAAACTTCTCTTTATCCGCCCGTTTATCCGCCTGAAACTTTTCCTCAAAGTTTTCGCCATTGAAGCCAGAACCAAGTGTGCTGGCTTGTGTTTGATTAGATTGAACCAAACCCTGTTGTTCGTCTCTCTTTACATCTGATAGTTTCATCTTCGCACGGTTGATTCCAAGAATGAATTTTCGGTTCGCAACTGTATCATTATAACGGTTCTTGAGTTGCTTTACAAGAACTTGATTCTGTTCATCTAATTCTTCTGTGGAAATCAATGCAACCATAAAGTCGGCAGTAGCAGGAAGTCCAAACGACTCTGAAGTATCTTCGAGTCCGACATCAGTACTGGAGTAACCTGTTCTATTAGTCTGTGTCGCAGACCAGATAGGGACATTATATTGCACTGCCAGTCCACGAAGTTCTTCTGCAATAGATTTCACATATTGATATGTGTTAATGTTTCCACCTGTCTTCAGTCTTGCTGATGCACAGATGTTCAAGTAATCAACGAAGATGATATCTGGTTTAAACTTCTTCTTGATATTCAATTCATCAAGAAGAATTCGGAAATGATTTGAATTGGCAGTTGCAGTAGGATATTCCTTGATGATAAGTTTACCTGTGATTCCTGCTGTTGTTGTATTCAATTTACTATCATACATTTGTTTTGGCAAGTCTTTCAGATTATCCATTGTGATGTCCATGAGGTTTGCATCAATTCTTTCTGCGATGCGTTCCTCTGCCATCTCACATGTAATGTAAAGAACATTCAGATTCTGTGAAAGACAGTTTGCGGCATGATGACACATGAACAATGACTTACCAACACCTGTACCTGCCATTACGATATTCAGTGTCTTCTGTGGTGTTCCACCATTTGTAATTGTGTTGAAGAAGTCTAAGTCGAAGGGGACTCGTTTTTCAACTTTGTGGTAGAACTCGAATCGTTCGTCTGAGTCTTCGATGTAGTCGTGTCCGATGTGGGTGTCGAAGGATACTGCGAGGGCGTCCGAAAGGATGTTTGGGATTGCATTCTCTGTCTTTGTCGCCGACTTACCGTCGATGATGTGAATTGATTCCATAATGGCATTATACACCGCCTTGTCTTTACAAAAAGTTTCTGTTTCAGTAACTAACCAATCAAAGTCTGGTAGGTTATCCTTCTTCTCTAAAGTGTCCATCAAATCAATAACACCTTTGTATTCATCTTCGGTGATGGACTTATTCTTATCTATATCAATAACAACTGCTTCCTTTGTAGGAAGGTTGTTGTACTTGAGTATAAAGTCACCAATGGTACGGTAAAGAATCTTTTCTATTCTGTCGTGAAAGTATTCATCTTTCAGAAAAGGAACTACTCTTCGTGAGTACTCGTCATTATACAATAAGTTTTCTAAGATTACATGTTCAACTGTCTTCATTTGTTAATGGCAATCCTGACCTAAGAAAATCATCTTCTGCTTCTTGGATTTCTTCTGATAGAATATCAACCAAAATCTTACCCAATTGGTCTATAAAGATTTTATCTTCTATTAAATCATTTGATTTTTCTATGATGTTGTATTGAAAATTACATTTTACAGAATCATCTTCTTCTGAAAATGATACCGTTCCATATGTAAAAACAGTACCTTTATATGGTCCTTTTGTAATTTTAATAGGAACATTTCCTTCACCGACAACTAACCCATCATCATATTCATATATCTTACTCATCAGTTTTAATCTCCTTATCTACACTACCGTATTTAAATTCTTTTGCAACTGCCTCTTCTAGTTTTTCCATCACATCTTTTGTGAAATACTTTTCGGGGTCGTTATTGATAGACTTCTCAAAGGCAGTCTTACCATCTGGCAATTCAATGCGAGTGGAAACCTTCTTGAAAATATCATACTTGATTGCAATTGGCACCAAACCATAATAAGGATTTAGACCAGTATCATAGTTCAACTGAACCTCAACCTCTTTATTCTCTTTTGTAAACCTTCCCTTGAACAACTTACACCTGATTATGTTACCAATAATATCAGTACCATCTTTGTCCTTCTTCTTTGAAAGATAAACAATCGTAGAAGCGGCATACTTCAATCCAGTACCACCACCCATCTCCTTCATCGGAACATAGGCACCAACAACTTGATATGTGTGGTTTGTCATAATAAGTGGAATACCTGCTTTACCCAACTTGAGAGTAAGCACACGGAAAGTAGCCTTGATTACTTGGGCCCGAGTCATGTCGCGGGTTGACTTGCCTTCTGCGGTGTCGTTCATTTCTTTCTCTGTAGAAAGCATACCAAGTGAGTCAAGAACGACAAAGACAGGTTTACTGTCCTTCGTCTCGATATACTTATCTACAATGCTAATTGCTTGATGTCTAAAATTCTCAACTGTTGCAACTGGGAAAATAGCAACTCTTGATGGGTCCATTCCTCTTTCAGAAATCATGTCTGATGTGATTGCTTGTTCTGTGTCAAAGTAAAGAATAACACCATCGGGGTTATCATCCAGAAACTTCTTACACATACCCAATGCAAAATATGTCTTGCCTGTTGCTGACTCACCTGCTAATGCCATAATCTTATTGTTTGGAATACCACCATAAAGTGAACCAGACAACAGAGCATTGAACGCATAAGAACCTGTATCAACAAATCCTGTCACATCACTTCCATCAATACCTTCGGACGCGACGCCGGCATATTCATTACCAGAACTCTTAATAATATCTTTTAGAAAGTCACTCATGTTTTAAATTTCTCCATTTCCTTTATAGCATACTCTAATTTGTTACAAAAGTCTAGTTGATTTTCGTAAATTTCCATATTACAATTTTTATCTTTTTGGCACTCAAGAAGTCTTTTCTTTTGTTTTACCAATTGTGTTTGTAAAACATCTTCAATAAAAATTACCGTCTTATACTCAATATATCCTGAATTCATGACAAATATTCCTCTAGGGTAGACACACCATATGTCTTCAAATTTACTTTGCCCATTCTTTTCTTTTTTCTTCTGCCTTTTAAATCATACATCCATATGATTTTTGGCTCTCCTGTTTTTATAATTGCAGTTCCGTCTTTAACTGCTTTTCTCATCTCATACGAATATGGTCTGTCGATTGTCAATGACCTCATATGATACACCTTATCATTCCATTCAACATATTTAGTTGGTGATGTCTTACCTGTTTCAGTGAAGTTTGTTGCTTTGTATATTGTCCCAATATGTCCCTGAGTTAAATCAGAGTACGACAATACTCCGTCATACTTAGTGTTTGCCAAAAGATATTTCAATATACTTCCAAGAAACCAACTCTCACTATTGAATGGTGCATCATCTAAACATGCCATTCTACGAATATCAATACAGTTCTCGTACTTGCTTTCGTGTCGTGGTTTTCCAAGAACACTACCACCAACCAATTCATTCTTTATAAGCATCGCAAAGCATTGACTGATACCGCCTCCCATGTGACCTTTCCTATAATGAAAGTCTTCAAAGATATGTCGTATATCTGAGAAGTTACATAGTTGCATCTCGCAATCATGTTTGTTCAACTTATCCAAAGAAACTCTCCAATGTTGAAACATGTTCATGGTTCCAACCAATCTTCTCAAGAATATTCTTGATAGGCTCTAAGAATGACTTCTCGAATTGAGTATCATAATCAATGAACTCTTGCAACCCAAACTCTCTTGGAAGACTATTTGGAAATGCTACAATCTGGTCTGTTCCTGCAATACCACCCAACGGATTGGGAGACTTAAGATGTAGAAACTTAATCTTATCTCCATCAATAATCTTTCGATACTTCTTGCCCAACTTCAAATCATCAAGATAGTAATTATAAATTAAACTACCCTTCACCGCAATCGGTGTTGACTTCTTATAGATGGAATTCCTATCACTGTACTTGTTCATTCCATTAACGCCACGAGGAAATGCAATGTCCTCTGGGTCGAATGCATTGAATTTGTTTCGGAAGTTATCGATAAACTCAATTACAGTTTCTTCATCCGTGGTGAGAATCAAATCAATTGCTTCCTTCAATGCATCACGAACAACCTGAGGCGTGGAGGAACGAGTAGTTTCTATACCCATGATTTTCAACTTAGGTTCCGAATAACGAATACCTTCGGAATCATGAACACTCATCATGTATCGTTTCTTTGCAGTCCATACTGCCTTGT